ATAATATATATATAAAAATATAATATATATTACTATAATATATGAATACAAACGAAATCAACAAAACAAATTATTATTCTGAAGCAGTCAAAAAGGCACAGAAAAAATATTACGAAAAAAACAAAGAAATCAAATTAAAATGTAGTTTAGATAGATATAATGAAAAATGCAAAGATAACGAAGAATATAGAACTAAAAAAAATGCATATGCAAAAGAAAGATATCAAAAAAAGAAACAAGAAAAGCAAGAACTAAATAAAATAACTGTATAATATATTATATCATTTTGTTTAAAATGATATAAAATAATTAAATTCTTTAACGAATATATTTTCCGAGCCTACCGCCACTTGGGACACCTCCGGACATTACTCCGGCAGACATTACAGGACTGGCCATACCTCGGCGAGCTTTAAATTGTTTCATCATATTCATTACGCCGCGATTATCTCTCACGCCACCGACTAAACGTTCATAATCAGATTGAGAAAGACGAGGAACGGCAGAACCATCTTTGGCGCTCATTACCATTTCTTTATTTAGTACACCAGTGAAAGATTGGGCAGTTCCTTGATGTACGACCATATAGCCACTAGTAATTGTTAGAACTACAATTTCTGGAGTATAACTTGTTGATGATTGATTAGTTAAAGAAATTTCAAATTGTAAATTATAAGAACCAAGAGAAGACGCAGAAAGATATTCAGGAAGGTTAAATGTGTATGCTGGCTGTAAAGCAAGGATAGAACCAGTAGTAGGGATAGTAGAATTACCGCCAGTAGCACTAGATGTATTACATTTACCAAGAAACTCTAGATAAGATTGGGATGAACCGGCCTTTTGTGATAATTGCCATAATTCCTGTTTAGATGCACTACTTAATATACCAGCTACATTATTAAAATTAATTGATATTCCATCAATAGCGAAAAAAGAATCACTATTTTTTGAAGTTTGTTCTGACATACGAACGCGCGCAAAAATTAAAATTACATCTGGGATTTGGTTAAGAGCAATATTCGAAGAAACATATTTTTGTTTTGATGCACCAGCAGCAAGAACAGCACCATTATTGCCATTTGTAATATATCTGTCATATTGTAATAATGGTAATACATTACGGGCACTAATTTTTGCATATTGTGATGGTTGTACGCTTAAATAATTTACTAACATTTGAAGGCTAGAAAATGCACTATTATTATTAGAAACACCAAACGAATAAGTGTGGGTATATGCACTATTAGCGGTTCTAAAAACACGTCGTAAAGAATTATCAAGGGTAAAATTAAATGATACATTATTAATGCCTAAAAATCCAGCCTCATTTGAAACACAAGGGTTAGAAATAAAAGGAGATAGAAATAATAATGGTTCAGTTAAATGAGTTTTAATATTAATAGACCAGGTATCCGCAATATTAGTAGAAATTACAGATGCATCAGTACCAGCACCGGTGATATTGTGAGTAATAACGAGAGATGTTAGAGGATGAGCCCCGCGGCCTCGCATCTTGTTATCATAAGAACTATTATTAATAGTTCCTAAAGGATTATTATTAGTAAGAACGCCATCAGAATAATTATAATATACATCATCAACCATAGAAGGGGTCCAACCGTCATAATCAGTATGGATTTTTTGGTCATTCATTCTAAGTAATGGAGCCATCACATCTTGGGTGTTTACAGATAACCCGCAGTTATTGATTAATGTATTTTGAGTTAAATAGCAACTGTTGAGCGGGTATGGTCCGAAACCATCAGTAGCACCCCACGAAAATGCAACGCTACCGGGTGGAACATTTGCAACTGTAATTACAAATTCGACATCTGTATCGATGAGCATTCTTCTGTCTACTACAATATTTTCGCTAGGAACATTAATTTGCCACGAGTGAGAGGTATTAGATGATGTATTGGCACTTTGTGGTTGATAAGTATTTTGTTGCGCACCGCCTTGTACTGAAAAGGCAATCTCGCCCGAAATATCTTCTATTCTCGAATCATTTATTAAAACTGTTTTTAGGTCTGACATTTTATATATATATTAATGTATAGATTTAATTAATTTAAAAAATTTTTATATTTTTTAAATTAATAATTTAATTAATTATTTCAATCATTTATATATTTTGTTTTCTTTTCAAATAATAATTTAATAGAAATAGAACAACCGGCAGGGAGTAGTACTGGGTTTAATCTTCCTTGTCTATCTTTATAATATACACTAATGTCAATATTTGATATTGGTTTGTCGCCTACTAATGATATTCTTCTATATTCTGCGCTCGGAATATAAGTTATAATTGGTTTATAAATTCCATCTGTCGCAAAATCGGTGATAACTTGAGATTGTATATTATTATTTCCGCTTTGTTGTTGATTAATACCATTAACTATTAGAGCTGGTATACCTTCATTATTTGGAACAATTGGGAGAGTATTAGATGCAATAGCAATAGACATTATAGGATTCCAACTGGATATAGTCGAAAATTCTTGAAAGACTTGATAAGCTGTGAATAAAGGGGTACCAAATGAAGGATAATCCGCCTGATTTGCAACACTGAAAACATTTGTCTGTAATAAAAAGTTTCTATTATATATATCATTAAAACTTTCAATAAAGAAAGGAAATGAACTAAATAACTGTGATAATGCTTGGTTAAAAAATATTTGAATTCCGCCGGCATTTAAATTATATCCTTGTACATCACAATTAATTATCGCGATATTGTTTTGTGTGTCAAATGTCATTACTGGGGCGAATGCACTAGGAAGGACAACACCTTGAGCAGTACAAGCAAGAACCAAATTATTATAAGCTGCTTGAAAAGTATTATTAACCAAATAGATCCAATATTGATAAGTATATATATCGTAGTATGCCTGACTATTGTCTTGTAGTTTATCAGATGTAAAAGCCGGTGCAGGTGGAACTTGTGAAACTTTATTCTGTGGAATAAATAATAGATAAGTAGGCGCGCCCGGTATTCCTTGATATTGTAAAGTAATCGAATAAATAGATAGATTCGGATTAGTTGCATTAGACTGCATCATAGGAATAATGATAGGTAAATAATTCGTATCTAATTGCCATCTTGCAACAACTAAATCATATTTATATGGGTCATATACTATTGGGGAGCTTCTTGTCTCATTATAATAAGCTACTGGCGGTCTAGTACTAGTATTATTTAAATTACTGATAACCATATCATAATAGATTTTATCTGCTAAAAATCGGGGATGTGCGTTTGTCATTTGTATATAATTTTTTATCTAAAAATTCTAAAGAATAATAATAATAAATAATCTATTTTTAGATTTTATTTAGATTATATTAGATATTTAATCTAAACTTAGATTATCATTATAATCTATTAGTGATAATTTATAAATTATCATCAGTAATATATCTAAATATAATCTAAATCTAGATTATTTTAATGATTTAATCTAGATTTAGATTATTTTTAGAATTTTCAGCTTAAAAATGTAATTTTAGATTATTGATATAAATCATTAATCTAAAATATGTTATTTAATATAATTAAAAAGTTGGGATGATGACGGTTGGTTCATCTGGGACTTTAGTAAATGTAATTCTAGGAGTGTAATTTACAGCACCTGTAACACCTAACTGGGGCGTTGGGATATTGCCAGTTCGAATATCAAGAACTTGTAAATTTTCAGCATAATTAAAAGTTAAGGAAACAGTTTTTTGTGTTGTAAATTTAATAAGTTGTTCGTGATTAAATATCCAAAATGCATCAACATTACTAGTTGCACAAGCACCAGAATATCCTTGCGATTCAGCAAGAACAACGTTCGCAACAGTATCATATAATAATATTTGACCATATGATAAAATTTGGTCATTAGAAGAAGGACTAAAACAGGCTACCATTTCAAGATTATAAGTTCCAGCAGGAACAACAAGTGTTAAAGTATTAACTCCGGTTGCATCTCGTATAAGGTCGTAGTCTAATATATCAGCACCAACATTTTGAGGAACTTGAGCAGCAACACCTGGGGTATGTAAATCTACTAAACTATATACAACAGGAGCAGGGATTGGTGCGGGTTTGTTGAATGGACTATTAATAAAACTTTGAATAGACATTTATATATATATATATCGATTAGAATATTTTTTAATTATATTTTTATTTATAATTTTCTATTACTTTTAAATGTTCAATTGGAATATATATATAATCTCGTTTATTTGTTTCTTTAACATTTCTATCAAATTTTTTAATTTCAAACTTATTAAATAATTCTTTATTATATTCTATATATGTTAAACAATCTGTAAATTTAAATATTAATATTGTTTCTTTATTTCCTTGTATCTTATTTATCCCGATCATTGTTGTAGGATATTTATTTAATGTATTTGTTCGTGTTTTTAGTTCGTAAAAATATTTACTACATTCATAATCAAAAGGCGATAATTTATTATCTATTTCAATAATATCATTTTTAAAATAATCCCTTATAACTGGTAATAATTTAGTTTGTTCTATTAATCCTCTTTTATTATCTACTGGATAAAATGATGGCATTTTATATTATATATTATTGTATGAGAAATTAAAAAAATAATCTAAATTAAAATTATTCTAAATCTTTTTTATTTAATATATATATATGTCTGAAAAAATTAAAAAAGAGAATGTTATAAATAAATATAGAACAGAACTAAAAAAGATGGTATCAGAAGATGATTTTGTCCGTAATTTTGGGTTAGATGTAAGAAATAAAATATTAAAATATAGTCAATTAGAAATTTTTAATACTATTGATGAATTAATACCAGAACAAGATGATTATAGAATTTTATTATTAGAATCAGAACCAAGTGTGGGCCATTGGGTATGCTTAATTAGGAAAGGCGATATTTTAGAATTTTTTGACTCATACGGAAAAACACATAAGGGCGAGCTTAAATATATACCAAAATTTATAAATAGAATGTTAAATCAACCAGATGATTATTTAACTAAAATAATGAAGAGTAGCAAGAAACCTATTTTTTCGACTTTAAAATTACAGAATAATAATCCTAATATATGCACTTGCGGAAGACACGTTATAGCTAGAATACTGTGCAGTAAAGCTGGTTATAATTTAGATGATTATGAAAAATTAATTAAAAGAGAAACAACGAATAGAGAGATGCCGCCAGATATATTAATTTGTCATTGGGTTCCTGTTAAATAAATTTACTTCAAAATGTATATTTACTATAATAAAACATTTTGAAGTAATACGTTTTTCTATAATTTACTTCAAAATGTATATTTACTATAATAAAACATTTTGAAGTAATTAGTATGAATTGAATATACTAAATTTAATACATTTTGAAGTAATTAATTTTTAGTATATTGACTATCAATAACGCCTACCGAAGTCCCCATCGCCTTTGCATCATTAATTTTTTCTTTATTAGAATCTCCATATTTGTCAGTTAAATAAATATTTCTTAACATACTAGAGCCGATCTTTTTGTCAAATATTTTATATAATATTTTTGTTATTCCGTTTTTATCTAATTCTGAATTATCCATTTTAACTAATATAATATCTTTGATTTTAAATTTTTTAATCCACATACATAATATTAAATATAATTTATCATCAACATCTATTTCTTGGCTTTGATATGTCCCCTTTGTTTTAAAATTATTAAAAATCATCTTTTTATTAGATATATCAAAATAATTAAAATCTTTACTTTCTGTACCCTTATATTTTGGCACTGCTACAAGTTTTAAATAATCAAGATTACGACGGGGCGGTTGCAATACATATAATGATAATACAATATATGACAATAATTTATTATATTCATCATTAGTTAATTTTCGAGTTTTAAATAATGGTTTTGCCTCATCTTCTAGTTTATTATAAATATTTTTAACTTCGTCTTGAGATATCCATTCATTTTCCTGTTTTTCAGATTTAGTATTATTATTTTTTAATTTATTATTATATTCAATTAAAAGATTATAATAGATATCATATTGTTTTTTCATTTTAACATCATTTTTTAGTATAGAACAAATCGCAATAATATAACTACGGGCGGTTGTATCTTTTTTTTCTTTAATTTTTGTAATAATATTTTCTGTATCTTTCAAAAAATTCAAGTTTTTTATTTCTTGATTATTATTTAATCTTTTTAAATTTGCCTCATATAATTTTAAGCTATTATCACTTAATCCGCGACCAGTTAGTTTATTTTCTACAATACTCATTTTTATATAATCTATTATTAGATTAAAATTATTTATATTTTTTATTATAAATTTTTAATTTAATAAAATATAAATTATAATATATACAATGAGTTATTCTAATTACCAATTGAACCAAAAAATAAATAATTTACAGCAACAAATAAATAATATTCCACCGCCGGCAGGAGAACAAGATTTAAACAGTGTTTTAATTGTTGGTAATAGTGCTGGTACTAATGATATTAATATGAATAATAATGATATTTTAGCCGTAGATAATATTAATTTAACTACTATTAATAATTCTGTTTATCCGCCTATAATTCCTACTGATACTTTATCATCTGTTTTAGCTGCGGGCAATAGTGCGGGAGCTTCTAATATAAATATGAATAATAATGATATTTTAGCCGTAGATAATATTAATTTAACTACTATTAATAATTCTGTTTATCCGCCTATAATTCCTACTGATACTTTATCATCTGTTTTAGCTGCGGGCAATAGTGCGGGAGCTTCTAATATAAATATGAATAATAATGATATTTTAGCCGTAGATAATATTAATTTAACTACTATTAATAATTCTGTTTATCCGCCTATAATTCCTACTGATACTTTATCATCTGTTTTAGCTGCGGGCAATAGTGCGG